CCAGGAAGCTCAGTTGCTCGATCATCCCACGCTCCGGGCGAGTTGCAGCCCCAGCCCCCGCCGCACCTCCTCCGCCGTCAGCAGCGGCACCTGACCCGCGTCCACTTGCGCGGCGAGCGGGCACTCGCGGCAGGCCATCCACTGGACATTGCTCTGACCCTCCGGGCCTCCGCCCGCCCGCCGCGCATGGGACTCCTCGCGGTTGGAGTGGCAGAGGGCGACCGACAACGTGGCCAGCAGGCGGTCGCAGCGGAAGTAGAATTTTGTACTCATATTATCACCTCGGCCCACCGCGCTGCGATTCCTCGGGAATCAAGGCGCCTAGCTGCTTGCAGACCTCCCGCAATTCGCTCCCCAACAATTCCCAGGCAAAGCCAACGGCAAGCGGCGACGTGAGGCCGTCCGATAGGTCGGCCGTGCGCCAGCGCCGGTGGAAGCGGCGGATCGCCCGGCACGCCGTCCGGCGCAGCTCCTCGCGTTGGGTCTCGCGCTTGTCGGCAGTCATGTCCCAAGCTCCCGCACCTTTTGCAGCGCCTGATCGGCGTGCAAGGCGGACAATTCGAGGCGGACGGCGATATTGTTAAACAGAGAGGTCGCCTCCACCTGCGCCTTGCGCAGGTAGTGGTCGCGCATGGCCCGCACGATCCGCACGACATTGGCGAGCGCCGTTACGTCCACGGCCTCCGGCCGCTCCGCGCGCCGCAGGCCCGCCAAGCGGTGTACTTCCGCCGCTTGGCTTGGAGTTGCCGTCTCGTAGAGGCCGCGGCCGAGCCGGGTCACCCGCCCCTGAACAACCAGCCGGTGGAGCGTGCACGTTGCGACGTGTGCGGGGATTCCGCATTCCTGGGCGATATCCCGCAGGTGGCTTTGCCCAAGCGCCTTGACGGCCGCCAGCACCTGCGCTTGACGTTGACCCTGCCCTTGTTTCACCGAGTCCTCCTCCCGTTGCGTTGCGCGTGCTTCACCAGCGCCGCGATGATCTTGTGCAGGTCGCCCGTCTCCACCCAGGCGGCCTTGTCCGTCTTGCAGACGCGCCGCGCGATCCCGTCCGCATAGGCCCAGGGCAGGTTGGCTTCGGCCAGCAGCGCCTCGATCTTGCGCAACTGGCGGCTGCGGCTGCTCTCGTCCTCGCCGCTCGCCTCGATGTTTCGCGGGCGGCCCGGATACGGCGCGCGCGCTTTCTGCCGCGCCTCGCGCTCCAAAACCTGCATCAACTGGCGCAGCACGTCCGGGTTGAGCTTCCCCGCCGAATCCGCGCCGAAGCTGTTGACCAGCATGGCGCGGTAAGTGTCCTCGTCCATGCCGATCCGCGTCTTGGCGATATGGACGCGCGCCAGCATCCGGCTCCGCGCCCCGTCGGGCTTGGGTGCGCTCATGGGCGCGCTCCCTTCCAGGGCCGCTCGCAGTACCAGCGGGCGGACGTGCCGTCGTTCGTGTGTACCCAGTACGACCAGCGCATCCCTGGGAAAAAGGCATCGCCCTCCCGGCGGTCATGCTCCCGCCGCTCTTCCAGCAGGGTCGGGGCGCCGCACCGCTCGCAGGGCGGCCCGTCGCTGACCACGACGCGCCGCGCGGGCGGATTGGGCCGGGGAATGTTCCGCGCGGTCATTTCTTCTCCCATCGGATTGCCTCCCACCACCACGCCAGGGCGCACGCCGCGAGCGCCAGCACCAGCCACGCCGCGAGCGCGGCGGAGACCAACAACTTGAGCAGCACGTGTTCCAGTCGTTTCATGGCCCCTCCGTTGGAACCGCCCCGCCCCGGCCGGGAGTCGAACCCGTCCAGCGGGTCATGAGCCCATTGCGGTATCCCCATCCCCGCCGCCCTTGCAGGGAGCCGGCGGGTTTACGAACACAGGGGCGAGCGGTCCGGCTCACGCCACCTCCTCCAGTTCCGTCTCGAAGGGGACAATCACGAAGTCCTCTCCCTGGGAGATCGCGATGCCCTTCACGCCTTGCACCGCGTCCATGTCGGCCAGGATCGCCTCCTTGTTGATCTCGTCCTTGGTGCGAATGAAGCGGCCCAGGCCCAGCTTGCGCAGGGTCTCGATCACCACGTCCGCGCCGCGGATCGCGACGGACGGCGGGCGCAGGCGCCAGCGCACTTCCCCGCTGGGCAGGGCCGCCGTCTTCACCTTGCCGCCCTGCGTCAGCTCGTCCCGGTGCGCCTCGCACCAGGTCTGCACCCCCTGGGACAGCGCCTGGATGGCGTCCTTGTGGGGCGCGGCTTGGGTCTCGTGGCGCTCCTTCACGGCCGCCAGCTCGTCGTTCATGGCGGCCTCGATCCGCTGCCGCTCGCGCTGGCGCCGCCCGATCTCGGCGATGGCCTCCACCGTCTGCTCCTTGGTCTGCGGCATGGGGTACTCCGCGGCCGCCTGCTTCACGCGCTTTGATTTCGCCGCCATCCTTGGCTCCTAGAAAAGGTTACCGGGGTCGCCGTAGTTGTTTTCCCATTCCATCTGCATCTGGCCGAGCAGTTGCGGAAGGGACATGCGCCGCAGCCCCGCCTCGATCTTGAGGGAGTGCATCGCCCGCGCGCGGAGGAAGTTCAGCGTCTCGGCCAACTCCTCCGCCGTGCGCGCGATGAAGTATCCCGTCCTGGGCGTCCCGCAGATCGGCACTCCGCCCTCGCGCAATGCGGTCACCGCGTAACGCACCTCGCGCCCCGGAGCGCCCACCGCAAGTGACAAGGCGCGACAGGAAAGCCCGAGGCTCTCGGTCTTGGCGCCCTCCAGCGCGTTCAATACGCGCTGGGGAACGGAGCGGTCCGCGCCGCCGGGTTGCGCTGGGGAATTCATGCTTTCCCCAGCGTCCACCGGACAGCCTGGGCGATGGCGTGGCGGACGCCGATCACGCGCCGCCGCCACCACAGCCGCCGGCGCAAGGCCGCGCCGCCCCAGCTCACCAGGCCCAAGTCGCCGTAGGCTTGCCGGAGGCGCTGGGAATCCGTGCCGAGGGGGATCATCGGGGCGCTCCGGGCAAGTCCTGGGCCTCGAAGCCGCTGTCCGGGTGCTGCCCCGGCAGGCTGGCGAACGGCTCCCGGTGGAACATCCCGGGAAAGCGACGCACATAGGTCGCCGGCCAGAGGAAGTGGCAGTCCGGGCAGAAGTAGGTCCCCTGCCGGGGATAGTGGCGCAGCTCGCGCGCGCATTGCGGGTTGGGACAGCGCTTCACGTCTTGCGTGGTCATTGGACACCTCCCAGTTCTTTCCAGGCTGCGTTGATGTGGGCGACCGCCAGTTCTTGCCGGTCTCCAGTGGCGAGCATCGCCGCCAGGCGCAGGGCCTTCACCACGCCCCGGAGGGCGCCGGGCGCCCGCGCGATGCGCTGCAATTCCGCGACGGCCTTGGTCTCCGTGACCCCATAGGCCGCGGCGATTCCCTCCACGTCGCTTTCGTGCGTCCGGCTCAACGCGACGCGCTTGCCGATGCGGGAGAATAATTGCGCGAACAGCGCGCCGTGGCCGTTGCCGGTGAGGCGGGAATAGACTTGCTCGTTGCCGCAAAGGGCCAGCCCGATTTCCGTTTCGTCATGGATGGAGCGAATCGTTTCGAGGGCGGCCAGGGACAAGTGCTGCGCCTCGTCCACCACGAGCAGGCCGCGCGTCTCCCGGATCTTGTCCGCGATGGACTGGCGCAGCTCGCCGGCGGACTTTCCGCGCGTGCCGCGGATGCCCGTGGCGCGGCAGAGTTGCCCCAGGCAGGCCGCCGTGGTGGCGGTCGCCGGGGAGATCGTCGCGATCCAGACGTTGTTGCGGGTCTGCCCGTAATGCCGCAGGGTGCGCGTCTTGCCCAGGCCGGCGGCGCCGTAGATCACCGCCAGGTCAGGCGCCATCTGCGCGTACCCGAGCGCCTTGATGATCCGCTCCGCCGTGCGCGTTTCGACGAACCCCGCTTCCTCCGGCAGGAGGAAACCGGTCTGCCGCGCCCGCGCGTCCAGCCACTTCGCGAGCGCATCGTTGATCTTGTCGTTGTCGCCCTGGTACTGCCCGATCAGCCAGCGCGAGAGCGCGGTGGGCGATACGCCGCTCTCCTTGGCAATCTCGCTTTGGGTCAGCGCCCCGTTTTTCACCAGGGCCAGGACTTGGCCCACGACGTCGCCTTGCTTGAGCGCCGCCTGCCCCAGCTTGTTTTCCAGTGCTTCCATAGGTATTCTCCTCTTGCAGGTGGTTGTGGATGTAGATTCATCCGTTACCCGGTGTAAGCGCGTCACCGTTCACACCGGGGCCTTCCTACTCGCCCCCGCCCTGCCGCCGCCCTTGCTCCAGCATCGCGACGGCCCGGCCGAACGCCGCGTCGTTCGCGTCCTCGGCCGGCGCCTCCATGAGGGCCATCCGCCCGAAGTCCAGCCGCACAACCTTCGCGCCCGGCACCTCCGGTGCTTCCACGTCCGGCAACTGCGCCGCCACGTCCGACGCCGCGAGCTTGCGCTCGGCCGCCAGGGCGGCTTTGGTGGCGCGCCGGAAGTTCCCCTTGGCCTTGGCGTGCTCGCGGGCGGCCGCAATATCCGCGAACCCTACCGCCGCCTGGCACTCGGCATGACAGACGTAGCGGCCGTCCGCGGCGTACACGTGCACCGGCTCCTGCACGCGCTGGGGATCGAAGCGCACCACGACGGGCTGCCCCGCATAGGGCACCAGCGCCTCGTGCCAGTAGCGGTTACCCAGCAGCATCACGTGGCCGCTAGGGTTCTGCGCCCGCAGGCCCTCGGCCGCCAGCAGCCACAGCCGCCGCTGCTCGGCGGTCGCCTTGCGGATGGGCGCCTGGGCGTAGGACTCCGCGAACATCTCCGCGAAGGAGCGCCCCTGGCAGACCTTGGAGCGCCGCCCCTGGCGCGTGTTGTGCGCGTTGATCTCGCTCTCGACCGTCTTGAGGAAGTCCGCCAGCGGCACCGCGCGGGAGCCGTAGTCCTCCGGCTTGGCTTCAGGCTTGTTGCCCGTGTACGCGCCGGAGTTGGCCGGGTGCTTGGCAATGGTCTCGCACAAGTCCTTGAAGGCTCGCTCGATGGGCTTGGCCTGGCCGTGGTAGGGCGTCGCCCAATGCACCGTGACGCCCAGCGCGGTCAGGACGCCCTTGGGCTCCTCGGCCTTCACCTTGAAGCGGTGCCGCCACTTCATCCCGCCGGTGACCCACTTGCTGGCGAAGCCGCGCCCGTTGTCCAAGTGCGCGGAGGCGGGGATGCCGTAGCGCTCCACGAGATCGCCGAAGGCCAGCCGCACCAACTCCGCCGACTCGGTCTTGTCCACGCGCCAAGAGACGATCATCCCCGAGTGCACGTCTTGCCACGCCAGCAAGCAGGGGCGCCCCACCGTGCCGCCGGGGAAGCGCACGAACACGTCAAACTTGTGGCCGTCGGCATTCGTGCATTCGAGGGCATGTAGGGCTGTCTTGTCCCGCTCCTGCGCCAGGAACAGGCGCCCCAGCGCCTCGGCCCCGTGCCGGGCGAGCACGCGCGCCTGCTTGGGAATCTCCCGCCGGATGCGCCGCTCGATGGTGCGCAGGGAGGGCACCGTCCAGCCGTGCTCCGCCGCCGCGCGTTTGAGGCGGCCGTAACAAGCCGCCGCGCCCGGCGCTTCCAACCTCAGGTAGTCCCCCTTGAAGAAGTCCCATGCCTCGACGCTGCAATCGGCCGTGGCCGTGCGGCCCAGGTAGCCCGGCGCCAAAGCTGGGAGCCAGTCCGCACGCGGGACGTGCCGGACGTGCGCGGCCCAGCGCCGCAGGGTGGCCGGGTCGGCGTCGTATTGCGCGGCGACTTGTGCGTAGGCGTCCATGCGTGAGGTACCCGTTCCGGTGAGTTGCTCGACCGCCACCAATGCGTTGAGGCGTAGCGTTGCCTCGGCCTTCGTCTTGTCCGGGAGCCGCTCGTAGCGGCCCCATTGGGGGAGCCGATGCCCGCCCTCCTTGGCGGGGCCGTCCGTGGCCGGGGTCGCCTCCGTGGCGTCCGCCCCTCGCATCAGCAATGCGCGTTGTGTGAGCCCTGGCAGTGACGCCAGGGCGTACTCCTTGCCGCCGCCGCGGCCTGCGCGGGGGCGGGACGGCAAGTCCTCATTGGCCGCCCTCGAAACTACGCGCCGTTCCGTACCGGGGAGGCCCGGCAAGCCGGCGAGCTCGCGGGCGGAGTACCAGTCCTTGGCCCCGCCGGATGGGCGGAGGGCTTCTGGCGTGGTAGAAAGGTGTACGCGTTTTCCACCCATCACCGGAGGCCCTCCGATGCCGATGTCCTCATACGCCGCAGCCGCCGCGCAACACGCCGGAGAACTGCTGGAAGACCTGGCCCAAGAAGACGAATCCACACTCCGCGCAATTTGCGCGGAACTAGGACTTGACGGTCTGCTTGATTTCCAGTTCGGGGAACAAGATGAACTTTTTGCGTATATCGGAGCCACGCCCGCTGAACGGCGAAGCCGAGCTTCATTTCGCGATGATAAGCGGCGCGCGCTTCTGCTTCTGTGCGCACTCCATTTTGCCAGGAGAGCCGAGCGCCTGTTGACGCTGATTGACCGGCACGGCCTCCACCCGGGTGGAAGCTACCGGAGAATGACT